TACACCTACAATATTTACATCAAAATCTTTATCTCCATCAAACCAAACATAGCCTTTTGCCTTTACGGATTCTTCTATTTGTTCTTTAGATAGTTTCATTTTTCTTAAATATTTTTTCAGCAGAGGTTAAACCTAAACAACCAAAAGCCAATAAAGCTACTGATTCAACCAATATAGCCGATGGTGCAGTATGTTCCTCGCTGAACGAGTTATGATACATAGTCACGCATAAGGCAATTACGCAAAGCAATCCGCATAAACGCTTCATGCTTAGACTTCCACTTTCATCACAAAAAAACTGTTTCATTGTACTGTGTCTTTTTTACTTTTACCCCAAAAGTTTTTCTTCTCTGTAACAAAAATAGTATCCCTAACAGTATCAATTTGAATTTGTACTCTTGGATTTGCTTTTATTTCAGCTACCTCACTAAACAATTGTTTAATCTGTTTTTTATCCTCAATAATACTTTCAACAGTTTTGTTAATTATTTTAGCTTCTTTCTTTGTAGCCTCAACAATACTACTATCCATCTTTAATTGACTTTTAGCAACTTTTAATAGTAAAGTATCGTATTTGTTTACCTGCTCGTGTTCAGTTGTTGTACTACACGAACTTATGAAAAGTATGAATACTAAATATCTCATTTGATTTTCTGAATTTTACCTAATGATTCCAACGTGCTTAACTTTGCAGATGCTCCACTCATTGCACCCTCGCACTTAATTAATGATTGACTCATAGCATCCATTTTAGCTTCAAGTTTCTCGATTTTTGCTCCTTGATTATCAATTTGCTCATGAAACGTGCTTCTAATATCAATGTATAAAGCACTAATGCCAATGATTACTAAGAACATTGTACCCACCACTGGGTTTTTACTAAAATCCTTAAAATTTATTGGTAAAGGATTTGTTAAATTTACTTTTTCTTTGATTGCCATAATTATAATTTTAATGAATAACCTACTGAATAACCACTCATTCCATAACCAACGCTAAATAAGCCTTTCTGCCGAGTTTTAAATGATAGGCTAATGTTGTGATTCACTTTACCTAAATCTATCGTTATATCGCTTTTTATGCCTAAATACAAAGCCGCTTTGCTCTTGGATTCTATATTGTTTGTTATTGTGATTGTTTTTTCTTGGATTTTGGCTTGGAATGACCTGCCGATGATTCTGTTTTGGCTGATGGTATCTGTGATGACAAAGAGGTTACTGTCTTGTCTGATTGAATCCAAATACTCCGTAGCTTGGTTATAATCTTTAACAATGTATGTTGTATCATAGCTTTTTGTATTAGTGAAAATCGTGTCTAAAACTTTAAAAGGTATTCTATCTCCTTTGGTATGCTTTGTGAAAGTTTTCACAGTAAAAACGGTATCTATTTTAGTTTTAGTAACTGTCCTTGTTGGAATCCTAAGTTCAAACAAAAACAAACACACTAAACCCAAAATAAATATTATTCCGTTCTTAATCATTTGATTTTATTAGTTGCTTTAATGTAATACCTGACGGCAAATATTCCACTGACAATAGCGACAATAGAAGCTATTAATGTAACTATCGGTTGCACATTTGCAATACTTAGCATTGCGCCTGATACGGAAACTATGGTCGCTAAATCAGCGTTATTATTTGTCATCTTTAATCTGAGGTTGTAATTGTTTAACTAATTCGGCTGCTACTGCCTTCACTTGAATGTGTGAAGCGGTTGACTGCTCAATGACTGCCAATACTGCTTCCCATTCTTGTACTTCCAATTCTACTTTTAACTTTTTTGGGGTTGGTTGTACTTCTGTTTGTGCTTCTGGTTGGTTTTCTGGTGTTGGTTCTGTTTGTGTTTCTTTTTCAGTTTTCATAGGGTTGTTTTTATCTCAAATATAATTAATTATTGGGTTGTGTTTCTGGCTTGGCATAATCCCCTATAATAGTCAAGTTCAACTGCTCTGCAATCCAACCCCAAGCAAATACATCTGCATCCCATTGTTGATAATCTTCGCCTTCAAGTGTTAAGTTCCCAAATGCTAACTGCTCCGTTTCATTTGAGATTGTGTAATAAAATTCAGCGGACTTCCCTAATGTTACGTTAACCGCAAATGCATTGAGTATATCTGCTTGCTTGTTTTGTCCATTATGCCAGATAGTAATAGCTGTGATTGTTTTCATTTACTTGTTTTTTAAAATGTCGATTTCTTTTTTTAATTCTTGAATTGCCTTGATGTATACTGCGTGAAGCTGGTCATAACTAATACCCATTTTCCCAGTTGATGCGGTTACAAAAACCGCTTCTGGTATTATCTCTGCCATTTCTTGTGCTATATTTCCATTCTGTCTGCCTTCGCCAAAGTTTTTGTATTCATCAATAAAATTAAACCAAACTGGATTCATTTTCATGATTTCATTCAATCCATATCCGATAGGCTTAATATTTTGTTTTACAGATATATCAGAAACGGGAGCGGATAAAACACCGTTTGAATCTGCAAATACTGCTCTGCTTCCTGTGCCTGCTAAATTCACTATTGTAACTACCCCATCTGAATCCATTGAGAATTTTTCAGTACCTTCTTTGTAAATTCGAAAAATATTAGATACTACAGCAAGCGAGTAATTATTAGCACCTTGTGATAATACTAATCCCGAATTACTAGCATTAGAAATATTCAAAACCCTTGCAATTCCTGGAGGATTAGAGATAGTTGAACTTCCTATTCCGACGTCACCATCTGATGAAATAACTATTCTGTTGGTAGAATTCGTTGAAAAAGCTAATGTATTTGCGGCACTTAAATACATTCCATTGGTTGCAACCGTTGAACCCGATGGAATAAAAGCCGATGCGGCTACAGTTGAACTAAAACTTGCACTTGTACCACTTAATGCTCCTGTATTTGCAATTGTAACTTTATCACTTCCAGATGCCTGAAATTTAGCAATAACTCCTGTATATGAATCAGCAATTAATCCAACTCCACCTGTGTTATTAGCAATAAAAACACCCCCAACCCCAGTAGTAGCATTACCAGCAACTGCATTTCCGCTTGTTGCTTCTCCTGATACACCAAATCCGCTTGTAGCTATTCCTTTTACAACACCAGATAAAGTTGTTCCTGTAAAGGTTGCACTTGTTCCTGATAATGCTCCTGTAAGCGTACCTCCTGTTAATGGTAAGTAACCACTTAATGCAGAACCATAATCAGGAATGTTTAATGTATTGCTAATAAAAGTTGCTGCACCACTTGTGCCTGTCGTTGTTAAGGTAATTGCACCTTGATAAGTAGTCGAATCAACAGTACCATCTGCTTTTAGAAATTGCGCAGATGTGCCACCTGACTTAACCAAAGTTGTAGCGTTTAGCGTTCCTATAATAGTTACCGCATTACCACTTCCCGAAGTCTTATTAACATAAATACCCTCCTTATTCCCACCCTTTGTAATATTTAACGCTATACCCGCACCACTTGAATGACTAATACTAAATGTATCGCTACCACCACTAGATGAAAAACTTCCTGTTGTGCCTATCAATGCTCCTGTAAGCGTCTTATCTCCTGCAAATGTCTGTGCTAATGTAGTAACTACACCACCAAATGAAGCTGAGGCAGGTTCTAAGTTTAATTGAGTTCCAGCAATGGTTGCAGCGTTTGCGTTTGGACTTGCACCGATAGCTGATAGCGATAGCACTCCACCATCAGCATAATTAGGAATGTTTAAAGTATTGCCAACCAATGTAGATGGACCACTTGTGCCAGTTGTGGTAAGCGTTATAGTTCCTTGCTTACCATTTAGCTGATTCTGAACTTTGCCAAATGCTTGTAAAATTGTATCTGTTGCAAGAATTGCGCTGCCTGTGACTGATAATCCTGTTAGTAGCTTACTTGTAACTCTAGCATCTGTCACAATACCTCCGACAGTTGTTCTATACGCTATATTATCGCCTGTAATAGCAATAGGTATTATATTAGCATCCGTTACCGAACTCGGTAATGCCGTAAAATCCTTTAAATAAACTCCATTAATTACTGGCATAATATTTTAATTTACAAATACATACAAACCACCACCATTATCTACATAAACACCTGAATCCTGCGCCCAAACATTATAAGCTAGAGCTGCATTTACTATTGCTCCATATCCGGTAATAACTCCTGTAAATTTAACAAAATCCTCTGAGGTTCCGGTTATTTCTAAAGATTCCAGAAACCCCTCACCTGCATCGCCCTCATTCGTATCTGTGTTTAGCATTGACCAGTCCATAATCTGTCTTGACCTGCCGATATCTTTTAACTCATCCCAACCTATTATAGCCTGATCTGTTGAATAAACCGCTTCAAAACTTATAGAATAAGAATGCAACTGTGGTAACTGCTTTTGAGCCATATCTTGCGTAGACTTGCAAGTCTTTATAAAGTTGATATTTTCAGCTAGATTATTACTCAGCAAACACCCAACAGGCGTATCGTTTATATAAAGCATTAAATCAGTCATATCCTGTTATATTACCACTAAATTTAATAAAATCCTGCACCTCACCTAATATCTCTAAATTCTCTATAAATCCTTGCCCTTGCTCACCCTCTATGCCATCGCCTGTAATTTCCCAATCTATCTGAACTCTTTCAAGCGATTTTAAGCCTGTCCACGACATTATATTATTTTCGGTAGTCATAACACCCTCAAAGGGTATTGAGTAGGTGTAGATCCTACCTAATTGAGTTAGTCCGCCTGACTGTGAAGTCTTGCACGTTGCTAGAAAAGAAATCTGCTCTGATCTGCTTACAGAGGTTAAACAACCTACTGGCACATTGTTTATAAATAGCATCATGGTCCTGCTTTTACAGTTACTTTAGTTGTCGCTCCGTAATCTGGAGTTAACGTATAATCCAGAGCAATTTCGTCATCTACTATTCTACCTAAAACTGCTTTACAAATATTCTGCTGTAAGTCATAAGTTAGGCTTAAATTCATAAAATAACCCTCTATTAAATTAATTGACCACCTCTGCAAAGGATTAAAGTAGCCAAATATAGATCCCTCAAAGCGCACAAATGGTCCTGCGTATAATCTCTGTTTTTCTTCTACTGATATTCGTAAAAATGCTTTGCTACTTTCATAAGGAGTAGCTAAAATACTCTCAGATATTCCTCTGCGATTCCATAAAGTAGTTAGCGTCGTTTGGTTTGCTTGATAAATTCCGCTTAGATATAAATTTGATGTTGTATCGCCATTAAACAGATTAACAGTTTCTGGCACAAAAGTAAACTTCCCTGTTTGCGTAGCCGTATGCATTTCACCAATAGGATCCTCTGTGCCTATGTTAGGAATTATACTTGCTGATCTATAAGTAATAAATAAATCAATAGATGGAGGTATTAAGTCCTCACGTGCTTCGTATAGTCTAATAGTTAGGTTTCCTGTAATTGGCGCTCTACGTGCAGTAATACTCATAGCGCCCTCATAGTATTGTAAAGTCAAGCCGTTTATTCTAGTATCATTTACACCCCATTCGCCAGTCTGGTCTAAATACCATGTTGTTAATCCATCAGTTAGCATAACTCTAGCACTTGGTCCGTCTGATATATAGTTATAATAACTCATCTTAAACACCACCATATCGCCCTCTGTAATTGGCGCAGGTGTAATGTTTTCAATATACTCATAAGGACCAGGCGATGCAGTTACATTGCCCAATTTAGCGCCACCGGCAGAATCTTCTGTAAGTGGTAATAAAACATTACTCTTTGCCCAATCTGTAAAAGTTATGCCATTCCATCCAACAAATTCTGGATTTACAATCAAAGAGGTTACAAAACCATAAAGAAAAGACATCGACGCATTTTTGTACGGTCTGTCTATCATTTTTATCTGATCTGTATTGATATGAAAATAAGGAGCTGCAATTACGCCCTCACTTTCACCACCTAAAACTAAATCTAAATTCTCTGTTAATGTAGATTGATCATAAACCCTGTAACCATCTAAATATCTTCTAAAAGTCAAACTGCCATCTACGGCTAACTCCGTTGGTCTATAAATAAACCATTCGCCAGAACTTTGTACTAATACGGCAGTCCATAACTCTAAAACAGATCTAAGAACCTCCTCTCAACTCATAGGATTAAACTGGTCATCCTTTAAAAACCGTTCACTATTTACATAGCATTGATCTAGCGGATCGTATGTATCGCCTTGCGTCATGCTATCTTCAAAGATATTTACGCAAGTATTTAGATACAATGCAGGTGCTTCTAACCTTACCAAACAGGCCTGAATGACCTCTATAAAAGTTTGTTTACCTAGATAGAAATTTCCATCATTCTGTACATAGGACAGATTTTTTAGCAACCCTATTCCATCAACCGCATTTACAGAAATAACATAAGGCGGAAATGTAAAAGACTCCTGACATCCATCTGGAATGATAAATCCTTGCCAGATTAAATCCTCAAACTCGCCTGGACTAACATAACAAACGCCATTTGCATTTGCATAGGCTTGCCCCTCTGCCGTAAATCCGCTATCAGCATCTGCTAGAGCCTGAGCTGCTGCCTGACTTGTCACGCTATTATAATTTTTAGTAAAGACCTCTAAGGATCCCTCACCAGATGCGCAAGATGTTTCAAACACCGCTGAACGGATAGCGGTATATTCTGTAGCTGAATGAGTACTTTGCAAAAAAACATTTATATCAGTTGTAGGTATAATAGTTGTATCCATTGCAAAAGGGAATATGACAGACCTTTTAGTTGGTATTCCTGTAATTTCTAAATTAACACCATTATTACCTGATGTCGATGTGTAACTAAATGATTTAATTAAAACAGTATCGCCACGATTAATATAAAATGATCCGGATGCACTATTAAACTGATTGACTATCTGAACACCATTTACCAATATCTCTAAGTTTGCATCAACTCCTGATATATCTTCTTCTAATTCCCAGTTAATAATTAATGTATTCGGAGTTTCTTTGCGATAAATTTGCACCATGAACTCACGCTCATTCTCGCTATACAAATCCTCTAGCTCAAAGTCCTCAGTTGCTATTAGATTTAACGTACACTCAGAACCGATAATAGGCTCTAGCTTATTACTTGATGTATTTTGATAGTTAATCTGTATAGGATTCTGCTGAGCCTGAATCTCTGTAGATTCACCTGCATAATCTAACTGCGAGATACTGCACAAATATTCATCTGGCAACCCATCAACAATCCGAGTATCTCTGTCCGAATAAAACGTAAAATAATATTTTTGACTGTAACTCATGGTCCGAACCTCTGTAATTTAGCACCTGCTCTGTTTAACACCCCAATTAAGTTAGTGCCTGAAATCTCAAATACAACCCGACCACCGCCAAAGTCCTGAGCAGATCCTGCCGCACTTGTGCTGATTGTAGATGATGCTTGTGGTATAGGTGCCTGTTGTTTCTTTTTAAATAAAGATGCAATCCCTGCAACGGCTGCTACTCCTGCAAGTATTGGTAATAATGCGCCACCTGTGGCAGCCGTTCCAGTTGCTAATGCAGCAGTACCACCACTTGCAGCTGCCGTTCCTCCTGCTAATGCAGCTTTACCGCCTCCAATTTTAAGCAAACTTCCAACTATACCAATTAAACCTTTGCTTTTAGAACCATCTTTTTTATCACCTCCTGATAATAAACTCATTACTCCTTTAGTAGCTTCACTTGCTAAAACAGATAGAAAAGTATTTTTAATTGCTTGACCTAATGTATCAAATGATAGTTTACCATTCATTAACAAATCATCAAAGAATGTTTTAAATGATGTGCTTAACTGTGGTAAAATATTATCTTTTATGTAAAGGTTTAGGTTTTGAAATGGAGTTAATAATGGTGCTTTTATTGCAGCGAATTTATCAACTATTGCCTTAGCTGCAACCTCAGACTGACTAACTGCCAACTCTAAGGCTTCTGGGTCAATAATATTTAATTTTGCTTTTGCCTCTTTAGCTGCCAAGGCTGCGTTAGCTTCAAAGTTCATTAATGAACTCATCATTTCTTGGTTAAATTTACCAGCTTCAGCTTTTAATTTATCTGCCTTATCTTTTGCCTGTTTTACAGTATTATCTTCTTTTGCTTTAGGTGCTTTACCAAAACTTGCAGTTGCTGGTTTACTTAATTCTGCTTGAAATTGTTTTCTGCCATCTTGTAATGCTCTAATACCATCCTGATAAATAGATTGAAATGCTGCTGCAACTTGCTTATCGCCTCCGCCCTTTGATTGTAGTAATTTATCGCCTTCAGCTTTTAAACGTGCTATTGCAGTACCAAAATCATTAGCACTTTTTGCGCCTGATAATGTTGCAGAAACTATATTATTAACTCCTTTTTCAACTGATTGAATAGCGTCTACTTTTATATCCTTTGTGGACATAAATGCTCCCAATGCAGGGATGCCTGTAATTTTACCAACCGATTTTACTAAACCATCTATTAATGTCCCTTCAATTTTGAATTTAGATGCAATATTTAATTCCTTGTTAAATTCTGTTATTGAAGTAACTGCCTCACTTATTATGCTGATTACTGAACTAAATACTCCAGCAGTATTGCTACCAATTGAAACTAGCATCTGATCCCAACTATCAAGTAAGTTTGAAATTTTCCCTGTTAAGGTTTCAGATATAACTGCCATAGATCCAGATACACCCTCAGCATTACCTAGAGATGTAACATAGTTTCTAATAGCCTCAGATGATTTATCAACTGTGGTTTGAACGCCTTTAAAGGTAAATATCACCTTATCCCCAGCATCTTGGGCCCTTACACCAAACTCTTTTAACCTTTCAAATTCGCCTGTTTGCGCATCTAATATTGCCTCAGCTAATTGATCAAATGATTTACCGGTACTAGATGCTAAATCTCCTAGTTTTCGCATCTCATCACCAGTAGGCTTAAATCCTTGGTTCGCTAACTTTACAAATGATGCAGTTAATTCTTGAACGCTAAATGGAGTTTTAGCAGCAAAATCTTCTATTTCTTTTAGTTTTAATTTTGCTAAAGCATTAGATCCTAAAGTATTGCCTAAAACCGCACCAAACTTTTCAAACTCAGCCGTTACTGCTAAAACCTCTTTGCCAAAACTAATAAAAGCACCTACACTAAATGCTCCTGCAAAAGCAAGACCTGCGGTTTTAAATGCACTACTAGCAGTTGATGAAAAACTTTTTAAATCTGTTTCAGCACCATTAGTAAAGCCTTTTAATTTTTTTTGCGCACCCTTTAAATCTTTATCTAATTGCCCTAAAGGTGCGCCAATAGGTATCTCAATTCCTTGCATCTTCTAAGTATTTAAGCATCGCCTTATTCATTTGTTCTTTAATTATATCCATGTCTGCTATCTCATCATTTTCATAGATAAAAGCCATGAACTTTTTAAAGCTTGGCATTCCTTTATTAACATGTACTCTCATGCCATTCCATGTTGCCCATCCTATGCGCTCCCAGTCCTTTTTTTCTTTATTAAAAAAGCCTTGACATTTAAGAATATATTGATTCCATGTCAAGGCGTAAAAGTCATCAGGCATCAAACCGAGTTCTCCAAAAGCAAAAGTCAACACATCTTTATTCCAATTTAACTTTCCTGTTTGCTTTTTTTTTGCTCGGTTACCTCTGTGTTTAAACCTAACACTCTAAATACTTCTTTAGAAACTGTCAGGATAAACTCACCCCCTGAGCCTCCAGAGTTATCAATCCAATCGTGAACATCAAACTCTGTGAAGTCTACGATCTCGCCTTTCTTTAGTATAGGGTAAGCCGATGCATGATAAATAAATACTCTGAGGAATGGCAGTAATTGCTTACCTAACAAATCTGATAAATCAGTTACCGATGCATCAAAGTGAGTAAGCGTATGCTCCAAAGCGTAATTGCCAAAGAACATCTGCCTGTCGACCTCACTTATTTTGTACGTTAAATGTCCCTCCATTTAGTAACCAGGATATGGATCAGTTGTGGTAATATCGCCATCGCCTAACAGAGTGCCAGTAAAGGTAATGAAATCACCCTCTGCGCCTGTAATCTCTAAAGCACTAAAGTAAGCATAGCCATACTGCGCACTAAAGTTAGGTTCTTCTGTGCCATCTGTTTTAAGTAACGCCACTTGAAACTCGGTTAAAGTCTTTGCTCTTGCAATAATTGATATACGATCCCATGATGCTTTAGCGTTATCACCACCAGCACCTGACGTATCTGTAAAAACACCCTCAAAAGGTATCTCAAAAGAATAGGTTGTCGGTTTGCGTCTGGTCACTCCAGGATCGCATTTGGTTACTGTTTCTGCGAAATCCCAGCTTTCGGAAATTCCGTTTGATGTTAAACACGCTACAGGTTTCCAAGCGCCGCCTGTCCTGATATATAGCATGAATAAACTGCCTGAATAAAATTGCTCGTCTGCCATTTTTAGTTTCTATTTAATTTGTGTTGAAAAGTTAATATGTATTGAAATATGTTTTCTGTTTCTGTTTCTAGTATCACTTCATTTGTTAATAGTTGTAAGGTTTCAACATTTATAAAGTTACTTAAAGTTAAGTTAGTAACCTGTATTCTGTTTTGTATCTCTTCACTAATTACCATTGCAAAACTTAAATCGCCATTACCATTTGGATATTTAGTGACTATCTGCACGTTTATTGTGCAAAGATACCAATATCCGCACTTTGTCTGCTCTTGCAATCTAGTTTGGCTTGATAAAATTACATATTTAGCCGGTACATTCTTTAAAGGTGCTGATTTACTGTATACTGGAATAGTAACGCTACCGACTATTAAATTGGCTAGAGCGCTCTTATATGCATTCAGTATTGATAAATTAGCATCTTTCATTTCTCAAATGTAATTATTTTTTTGCATTATATTTTCGTGTCTGAACTTCCAATACTTTTCTTAAAGTTTTGGGATATTGTTGGATGCCCTCTAAGTAGCTAGGAATAAAAAAAGGCTTAGCCGGATAATTTCTTATCCTTATTCCTTTGCCCTTGAAAGGTGCAGCCATGTCTGAAAAGCCATTTGGTATAATAACTCCGCTTCCCGTTCCAAACTCAACATAAGCAGCATAAGGAGCGTTAGCAAAAAAGAATGATCTATTAAAACCTACTCTAGCAGTTGTTTTTCCTATTGACTGTCTTAACTGACCTAGATCAACAACTACTCTTAACTGCGCTTGAGTAACCATGCCCTGCGTAGTTTCATTAGTCACCGCAACCGCTGTCCTATTAGCATCTTGACCAAACGAATCAATCTGAGATAAAAGTTTAGAGATGTTTATTTTAGACGCCATTATTATCATCCGTTACAGATGCCAGTATCTCATAAAAACGAAACGTGTCATCTACATTCCTAATTGAATGAATAGTGAAAAAATTTAACTCGTAAAGGATTCGCATGTCCTTTGTAGGTGCAAAGTCTTTTCTATACCGTATTGTAAACCTAAAGACTTGATTTATGACCTGTTCTTGCGCTTGTAACTGTCTATTGCCATCGTATGGCTTTATGTTTGACCATGTAGCCAATACAGGCACAAACGTAATCACGTAATCCTGATAGGCATTTTCAACTGAGCTGAACGTGCCAAATGTAATTCTTTTGTCTAATCTGCCCGGATTCATTAGAATAAAGTTATGCGTCTATATGGTGAAAGCAAAAGAGTTGCAATCGTAGGCATACCCACAACTGGATTATCCCTGTTCTCGTAATAAAAAGTTATCATTTCTTTTATTGCAGTTTCAATATCGTCTGGCACATCAGATCCGCCCTCATAATTCCATCCATAACCAGCGACATAAGTAACTGTGTTAAATCCCGGCGCTCCGGATATTACTTCTGTGTAGCCTTGCGTTTCGATTGTTTCAAATGTCAAGTCATCCATATCAGGATTCTTAACAGACTCAACCGCAATCAAAGGATATTCATATATTTTTAGCGCACCTGTTGCTGGAGTTATTGCAGTTAATTGCCTTTGCCATAATACTTGCAAAGTAAACTGTTCAGCTTGATTTACCGCAGATTTTATTAATGATGTTATTAAGCCATCTTCGATTGTGTAATCTAGGTCTAATCTCAGGTACATCTTCGCATCCGCTAGGCTCACTACATTTAACTGGTTCATTCTGTTTAGGTTTAAAGGGTTGTTTTAAATACTCTTTTTTTTCCATTACGATAATGCTAAATTACATATTTTATTTAACCAATTTTCAAACTTGGGTAATTCCTCCGCAGGATCTAATTGTTTTGCCCTCTCTAAAGGCGTTTTCTTAGTCTGGATTGTATCAATGTTAGAAATAGCATCTATCCAACCATCTATATCGTTTCTCTTGACAAATATCCCTGCATCTCCAAGACTATCTCTGAATCCAAGTATATCAGATGCAATGACAGGAATATTGCAACAGAGAGCCTCTATTTGAGCCATTCCGTAACTCTCATACTCGCTTGGCGCAATAAGTACCTTTGTCATGGCTAAATATTTGCGAACATCATCAATTAAAGGTACATATTTTATATTCCTGACTTTTTCGTCTTTTATCTGATGATAGTAGCCACCTTGCACCGCCATAAATTTAACTTTAGGCATTCGCTTTGCAATCTCTATTAATATCTGACCGCCTTTGTTTTCGTTATGGTTTATCAAAGTGACATATTCTGCATTTATTCTATCTGTAGAATAATCTCGGTAATCTATTGGCGCATACAAAGTATAGGTTTCCTGATTGTAATTTAACTCTCGCTTTGTGTTCTCGCAGTTATAAACTGTATAAGTATTATGTCTAATGTTAACCTGCGGATAGCCTACGTTATTATGAGCAAAGTTTATAACCTTTTTAGGGTTTAGCCTTTGTTTATTCATGGCATAATAAGTGCCTGATAGTTGGCAGAACACCAAATCTGCCCAGTCCCATAAATCATTATGACATTGCTTGTAATTGTCTTTAGCCTTGTAAACTTGTATGCCCTCAAAACTGTAATTCTCAGGACATCTAGTAACTGCTTTAACCTCATGACCTTTGCTCATTAGATAAGTTACAACCCGATGCAAATAAATTTCAGATCCTGCCCTTTGGTGAGGTAAGTAAATGCCTGGACTTAGTAAGATGTTCATGTTACAGGAATAAACAGATATGGTCTTTGTATCTTTAATGTTCTGCCATCGTAATTATGCAGGTCGCTTCTATGATAGTGTATAGCTTGTATTCTTGTAGCTGGATTATAAAGCGCATAACCTGCACTATGTAACTCATAAGCAATCCGATTATCACAACCCGGTATGCCTAAATAAAAGTCACAGAAATTAACATTGCGCATCTTGCCCTTAAATATCCAGACATCTTGACTAAAGCGCTCATTATGTAACTTTAAACCTCCTATCTTATCATCCCACCTGCTTAACGCTATGCATTGCCGTTCATTTAAAGTCAACTGGCTAAGCGTATGGTTAAAATAAATATCTGTATTTGCAACCATTGATATATCATCCCTGCTTGTGACTGTTCTGTCAATCAGATTAAAAAAGTCTCTATATGTTGGTCGCTGAAATGGTATAATTACTAATTTGTCAGAATTTGGCAACTCAACAAAACCATCTACAAA